GCGTCTGCTAATCCAGCGAACACGCTTGGTGGTACGACTGATATGTCGGCTACCTATTATTTTCCGACTTCCTTAAGTGAGGGTAGTTACCTCTTCACTTATTGGTTGGACGGGACTCCAGCTGTTCTTGGACAGGTGAATCCAGTGGTCGCTAATGGTACTTTAGTCGACATTTGGGGAGGAAGTAGTAACTTCCTTCAGGCTCCTGCTATGGGAGTTACCGCAGGAGCTTTTATGGCTGAGTTTGTCGTTCGTGTTACTGGACCGAACGCTTCTGTGAGTTTTCTCTCAGCCGCTATTCCTACAGTGTCTACTGGTTGGTTTATTGTAACCAGTTTCGCTTCAGGCCTTACCGCAGGACACATGGCCCTTAAACCTACAAAGGCACTTAGCCGTTAGATTGTTAGACTTGATCAAGTCTACATTGTACATAACAGGGCGCGCAGCGCCCAAACCACTACCGATAGATAGCGTCGGGTCCCCGGCCAGGCCCGCAGGGCCGTCGACGGCCGGGGGACGCGTAAGATTCCTCCTTCTACCATCCATTCCCTATCCACCTTCTACCTTCTACCACTTCCTTCCTTTCTCCACATCCCTTACATTCATACCATATTCCTCTCACTTCTTCCTCCTTTTCCATCCATTCTTCAAACCATTTCCATACTCCTTCCATTAATAACTCAATCAACCTAAATCGTCCAGGTGTACTTTCAGGCACTGTGTGTCTTATGGCACTACCTAGTCGTTCTACGCTCCATTGTTCCATGTTTTGTCGATCGACAATACGTTAGTCTTTTAATTAGGGGGCGAAGCCCCGCCGCAGGCGGGGCGAGTCCCCCAACCCGGGTGCCCTTTAAACTTCTATTACGGGCACCCCCCACCCGTAGGGTGGTACATTACATTACATTACTTTATACATTACCGTCTCGTTTCATGAGGCCATTTGGCAGGTCCCTCCGTGGGAGGTTCACGCGATAGCGGTTGGCGAGCTTCCCAGACCAATGCTTTGCTCAGGACTGGGTCAGCGAGTACGTAGGGAAGGTTGCTCGCTATTTTGAAGGTGGCAAGTTTCCCTTCTGGGTCGTCCTCGAGTTCTAACCAGGACGGCTCGCGACTTAGGTCCATGATCATCCATTTATCGGGTGTCATGGTGTTCTCTAGTCGCGGCATTTTGTTGCTGAAGACGAATACCCAAGGCCATACGTTCAGCTTGCAGCCTGAGTCGTACTTGGGTGAGAAGATGTTGCCATTCTTCAGCGCTTCTATCGCACTGTAGTTGATGGTTTCTTCCATCGAGCGGGTGAAGTCAAAAGTAACTACTAGTTCACCCTTCCATGCATGTGCGATGTCGGTTGTTCGACCGTTGCTTAAGTTGAGTGCGCCACAGTGTATGTGTAGCCATGTACACATCATGGATTTGCCGGCGCATCCTTTCTGGTCATAGATCCAGAAGATACTGCGGTCATCAGCTCTTTGCGTAGTGACCATGGTGGCGATGGTTCTTTGCCAGCGTCTTAGTCGAAGGTTTAGCGGGAAGCGTTCCTCGACTTTCTCGCGCATGTGCATTATTGTGAATGCTTGCGCGAGTGCGTTGACGCCTGCGGAGTGTTTGAACGCTGTTTCTGCGTTGCCTGCAGCAGCGAAGGACAGGATGTCTGGTTTGTCTTTCAAGGTTGCTAGCCTTGATTGCCAGATCTCCTGTGCGTTTCCGGTACCGGCTCCTCGTGTGCGTTTGTAGCCGTCTTTGCGCCATTCGAAGATGACGGGTTTGCCTTCGGTGTCTACCATCTTGGGGTCTTTGGTTTCGCTCTTCGTTACGTAGTTGATGTTGAAGAGCTGGTCTGCGTCGGCTGTTCGTAGGTGTATTCTTTGCTTGCCCTTCTCGCAGGGGTCAAGCTTGTTTCCGGCTGTGACGAATCCGACGGTTCCACTGAATTCTACGTATCCTTGTAGGTGAGGTGTACCTGTGGTTGGTGCGATCTCGTATCCAAAGATGATCATGTCTATCTTGTCGTATGTCTCGGCTGGGTTCATTAGTCTCCACTCGTCATCAGGTGTGTAGTTGTTGAACGTGAATCTCATACGTCGTGCTTTGGCACCTGGTTTGTGTTCTTCTGGCTTGTCCATAGAGTGTTCTGTTCCTGTTCCTGTTCCTGTTCCTGTTCCTTTCTATGGACAGGAAATCTCCTTATCGCGGAAAAATTTTTGTCGGGAGAAATCTCGTGGGAAAAAACCCGCGAAAATGCAGCAGGGTAAGAAGTACACGGATGCAGAGAAGGCGGCCTATTGGCGCCAGAGAGCTCTCCAGGGCACACCGCAAAAGTCGGTTGCCTCGCGCGGTTATCGTTCAAGACCGGCGCGTGCTAAGGGCAAGTCTTACTATGCCCATGAGCAGTACAAAGATCAGTCTAGGCGTTATGACGCTGATGCTCAGAGAGCGCGTACGTCTCAGCCAGGCATTGTTTCCTCTATAGGGAACATGGCTGGAGGAGCTCTCGGTGGCGCCATTGGTGGACCACCTGGAGCAGTACTCGGTGATTGGTTTGGTGGCAAGCTTGGCCATCTTGTTGAGAAGATCACCGGCTTCGGAGATTACTCCGTTAAGCAGAACTCCCTGATGAAGGGAGGTATGTCACAGGCTCAGATTGTGAACACTGTGAAGTCTGCTGGGACGCTTGTTCGTCACCGTGAGTATATTGGCGACATTGTGGCTACAACTGACTTCACCATTACGAAGTACGCTATTAACCCTGGTCAGAAGGCTACCTTTCCTTGGGAGTCGGATCAGGGTAAGTGTTATGATCAATACCGTCTTCGGGGTATGATCTTTGAGTATAACTCGACGTCCTCAGACTCAGTTCTCTCATCCTCAGCCTCAACAGGGCTAGGATCAGTCATCATGGCAACAGACTATGATGCTCTTGATGATCCTTATCCGAACAAACGTGCGATGCTCAACTCGCAGTTCGCTTGTTCATCGAAGCCTTCTTGTTCATTCATTCATCCCATTGAGTGTAAGATCTCTCAAACTCCTACCCGTCTCCTCTATGTGAGGAAGGGCGACGGATTCCCACCAGGAGGAGATCCGCGTCTCTATGATCTCGGTAACTTCTTTATCGCTACCGAGGGTATGCAGAATGCAGATGACTCACCATCAGTTATTGGTGAGTTGTTTGTCGTCTATGAGTTAGAACTCTTTAAGCCACAGCTTTCTCCAGAGGAGATTTCAGACGACATTCCATCTGATCAGTTTACGGTCTCAGCTCCTACATTAACTACATGGCTTGCAGGAGCGTCTGCTAATCCAGCGAACACGCTTGGTGGTACGACTGATATGTCGGCTACCTATTATTTTCCGACTTCCTTAAGTGAGGGTAGTTACCTCTTCACTTATTGGTTGGACGGGACTCCAG